CTAAAAGGTGCAAAAGGAGCGGCAAGGTTAATGAAAATTGTAACTAAAAAGGTTATCAACAAATTAACCAAAAAAGAGGAAACCAAAAACGTACCTACATACTTTACAGTTTTTGAAAGAAGCCACATTGAGTCAATATTAACAGCAAATGGGGTGGGGGTTTAACCCCACTCCGAAAGGAGATAATTATGAATAAAGAATGGTTTAGAATGTGGTTTCAAGATGGCGAGGGTGGATATGGAAAAGCCATACATGGTCACAGAGAATTAAGAGACTTTGCAAAGCAATATGATTTTAATGCTGACGAGGTAATTAAAGATGGCGAAACTGAAATGCTTGACCAATTTGGTGAGGTGGTTGGTGGTGTAACAAAGGAGAATAATAATGACTAAACGAAAACGCGCCATAAACGGAAACTATGAATTTACAATAATTCCTACTGTAATTAAATGGCCTGCTAGTTTAAATAAACCTACTTTAAAGCAATTACAGGAGGCCGTTGGAGGGCTTTTTCAAATTATGCCTGATTGCTATGTAACTAAACCTAACATTCAAGTGATTATAAATGAAGAAGGTTTAATACATGGCCTCGCTCAAAATCTTCAAGCCTTAGAATATTGCTCCTATCCCATATTTGGTAATGTTCTTATTCTAACAGGTAAGCAAAGATTAACTTAAAATAAGGGGTAGTTATACCTTATAGAAACTATTTAGTCCCCCTGTATGGCGAAATTTGGGGGGCTTTTTTTATGTATCAACGTCATTTGGTACTGTTTCGCCCTCATATCTTTTATTAGTTTCTATTGCTTCAACTAACACTTTAATAAGGTCATTTGGGTCTATGCTATAAATTAAAGGAACTTTTACTTTAAAAATCTGTTCGTATAATGCAATTATTTTTTCCATAGTGTTAGCTTTTAAAAGTTTATCTAACCTTTCTTTTTCAGATAATGCCATATCTAATTCCTCTCAAGTTCGTCTAATCTTTTTTCAAATTCTTTTACAGTATTTGGCACAATGGTTTTTGCTAATGCGTAGGCTTTTGGATTGTGCTTTAAACAAAACAGGTTAGCGAAAATTTCTTTTTCTATAGTACCAAATCTTTTATAATATTTCTCCCCATGTCCAAACGTCTTAAATGGTCTTTGAAACTTTCCTCTTGCTAAAGCATCTATAATATCACTTACGTTTGCAAACCCATCAGCAAGTGGCTCTGTAGTGTCGTATGAAGCAAGTAATTCACCTGTCTTACTGCTTCTAATTTCTTCTTTTTTTAATTTGCCAATTTTAGCATATAAAACGCTGAACTCTTTTTTATCTATATAATATTTATCCTTAATATTTTTTCCTTTAAAGTTTCTTCTATCTTTGTCTATTGCATTGCGAAACTCCCCATTTCCTTCTGACCATGCTAAGTTCTTACCACTTGTTTCATAATCAATATGATGCCCATATTCATGTGATATAACAAAAGATTTTGTTTTTCCGTTTTTTTGATTTGGTCTTGCTGACATTTCTTTATCCCATGATTGATAGTATCCATCTTTATTTATTACTATTACAGATGGTTTATTATATTTTGCTACAATCCTTTTCTGTTGGTCAGTAAGTTGTGAATTAAATTCCAAATCATATTCCTCTCTTACCTTTTCTGACCCTGTTTTTATTAACAAACTTATAGAAACATTTGGGGCTTTTGGTGGCTCTACAGGTTTAACAGGTTTTTCTACTATTGTTTCTGGCTGGTCAACTATCACATCATCTGGGTCTAGGTATAGGGTGACACATCTACAGTTTATGGTGTTTACTGCTCCCCCTTTTGGGTCACCTGTATAATCCATTTTATAGCTGATGCCCTTTACTGTAACTGTGAAAGGTTCATCTTTACCCACCTCTGTTCCATTTAAGGCAACATGCCATGACCTAGTTCTTGCATCTGCTACTGATACCCACCTTTTTATCTGGTTTGGTATGCCTAAAGATGCGTTGACCCTATCGTTTGAGTAACTAGCCGCACTATGGGTTTCCGTTCTTGATATTGTTTGGCTTCGTAATTTACTAAATGAGCCATCCATCTTGTCAAATATGTTTTTACCTATGGCTTGTACACCTAACCCTTCAACAGCACCTTTTGATATAACCTTATTTATGGCTTTCATTGTCGTATTATTGATCTGGGTGATGCGTGTGCCACCCACAGTATTCATATATTCTCTAATCAGTATTTCAAACTGTGAGTCCTGTTTGTGCTGTAAGTCTTTGTTTTCATTAGGTAATTCCTGGGATTTTACCCTATTTCTAAGCACTCTAGTTCCAAAGGCATCTATAACTGCTCTATAATGCGACTCTAATACATCACGCAGTTTTCTTTCGCTCTGACGGCTTGTTTCAACGAGCCTACCCAATTGCTCATATTCTTTTCTTGCAAGCCTTCCTGTGGCTTTAAATCCACTCTGAAGCTGTCTTACTAGCTTCCTTTCAAACCCATTACGCAATCTGTTCTGCTCAAGGAGTTCTTTTCTTGCGGCTATCCTTATTCGGTTCTGTTTTATTTGGGGTGCTTGCATAAGATTTCTTTGCTATGTGTTCTATCCACTCTTTTGCCATATCAAAACAATAAAAGCCTTCACAAAACAGACACTGTAACTTGTCATTAATGACTTTCATGTTTTGCCTACAAACAGGACAGATTGTATCAGACAAATAAGTGTCCTGATTAACCTATTTTGGTGACCTTGTGACCACTGAATTGGCTCTTGCCAACTGCTGACGTTTCCTCTTCTTCAGCCTTTTCCGTCTTTTTTGTTCTTCTACCCTTAATATCTTGTCCTTTTTGGGCATCTATTTCTTTTTTTTCTTCTTTCTCTTGAACAGGTTTTTTATCCTTTGCATCAAGTTCCTCAGACCCATACGCATCTTTCCCATCATCTTCTGCCTCCTCTCCTTCCGCAGGTGCTACTTCTGCTGACCCTAATGGAAACAGATTAGCCGCTATAAATACATCATCACCACCACTAATAGGCTCTAGTCCTATTCTTTCTCTAGCCTCATTTCTACTAATAATGCCCTCCCTAACGGCTTGCACTACATTCTCATATATCATTTTTCTACGTTCCGTCATTGCAGGGATTGCTTCAAAATCATATTTTATAGTTATGTCCTCGCCAAATAATGGGCTAATCCATTCGTTCATATCGCTCTCTATACGTTTTGCAAGGGGGATAATTGTTTCTTCATATAGAGCCAATCTTGCTTCCTGCACATTGGAATATGTTTGGGCATCTGGAATGCCGATTAGTTGGCTAGGAACTCCGAAACAGAGTGCTATGTCTTTAGCCGCCACATGCTTACTCTGTAAATAATCCATATCTTTAGGGCTTAACCCCATCTCTCGCCAATCAAAATCACCTTCCAACAACATGGGTCGGCCTGAGTTTTGTGGGCTTGAATATCTTAACTGTAAATCCTCATTGAGTGATTGCCTTTGCCCATCCGTCAACTGCATAGCAACACCTCTGTCATCTTTCGGCTTAAATATTATTGCCCCTGATGGTCTTGCTCCGTTGTTCAATAGGTTTAAATTGTGCTTGTTGATTGCGTTGTGGTTGTCGATATCAACTGCCCCTGCCATAATTGGGCTTAATCCATAGTAATCATCTAACGGATTCCATAGTTTTATATGTTTTAAATCGCTTTGACCTGTAATTGGGTCTGGGTCATAAGTCCTGACAACTGTTCCTTGAACCATATATTCATAGCTTTTGGGAATTAATGTCTTGCTCGGCTGTATTCTAATTCTATCTGGTCGTAATAAAAACAACTCTCTAGGCTGTCCGTTAATATCATTCCGTATTGGATATGCGTTTCCTGAGAGTAAAAGAAAAGAATATAGGGCTTGAAAGAACTCTACCCCCTCCTGCATTGGGTTAGGTCTGCGTAATAGCCCTAATATTGGGTGGTCATCTAGCTTTATATCCCCCTGATAGGCACAGAAAGGTATAGATGCCGCACCATTTGCTATCTCATTTACACATCTATAGACTATTGCGTTTTGCCTATATCCTTCTTCGGCATAACTCTCATAATTATCTCGTCTGTAATATGATGAGCCTGTGACGTTCATCATTACCTGTGGATACTGTTTTGTTTGTATTGTTCTTGTAAAAAGGTTTGCTATTCGTTCTCTAAATGTCGGCATTAACTAATTCTCCAATAAGCTGACCCTCTGGTATCGCTCAATTCTGTCAATGCCCAGACTAAGGCATCCAATCTATCAGGGCTTGTTCTTGCTTCTGGAGTATATGAACACATCTGTTCCTCCAACTGACTAAAAACCCCTATATGACTGACTCTTTCTTGTTCGTAAAGAGCCGCAATAGGTTCTGCCCTCATTAATTTACCCCGACTAGCCCTCACAGGTGTGTAGGGTACTTTGCTATCAACAGTCCTTATTAGTCTTTCAACTAAGTCACCACCATTATTAACTTCAGCAACAATTCTATCAGCATTTAATTCATAAAACAACCTTATTACAATCCTCGCCCACTCATCAGGAGAATATTTACCTGATTTATCCTCCAAAACATAGTATTTATTGCCACTTCGCCCACATACAACTATCCCTGTTTCGTCTGAGTTCTCCGTATTTGTCACAGCAGGGTCTATTGCTACCACTATTCTTTCAAGGTCAGGCATTTCCTCACGCTTTATTCTACGTTCTTCGATCATTTTATAAGACCACAATGCCCCTTCGATATCCGTAAGCACTTCTGCATACAACTCCTGTCGGCCTAATCGTGTGTTTGCATAGCGTTCTTTTAATGTTTCTAATGCTGATGATGCTAGATTTGCTTCGTTTTCAAACGTATGACCTGTTGTTATATGCACATCTTTACGTTTAAGTAGGTCTGTAATTATTTTTGTGGGTCTGGGTGTAGTTGTTA